GATTCGTAGCCAAGCCATTCAGCGAGGTATTCTTGGTCGGTTCCTGCTTCTACGGCATCCCAATAAGCCTGTGGCATCTCGTGAGAGTCCTCAAGCCACATCTGAAGGTCATCAATTTCAAATAGCATCTTACATTCCTGTGATAAATTCAACAATAGCCATAGAACCCATAAGAGTTCCAATGATAACGATAGAGGCAATGAGCTTCGCAAAGAAGACCTTGACTTGGTGTGCAGAGATTTGTTTCATTTTGATTGGTTTTAAATGATAGTCAAATGTATGCAGGTTAATTGAACCCACAATAGGCGATTCCTAAAAATCAAGCATTTGCACCAAAACGAATATCCATTGCATAAAAAAGAGGGCTATTTGCCCTCTCTCCATTGTGTGTAGCAAACTGCTACCGCTTGGTCTTTGTCTGGATACTCGCTTCCGATAGCCTCCAAGCAGCGTTGGATGTAGTCGGATTGCTTCTCACCACTTGTTGGCTTGGGGATTGGCATACTTTAGGATTTTAAATGAAACTAATTTTTCAAGGTCGGTCAACTCAAGGCGGCTGATTACATCTTGCCTACCTGCTCGCTGATACCATTTTCTTGTAGCCTCTTGCTTTGTCACAAACACAGGCTCAACAATCTTCTCGGATAGCCTTGCAAGCTCTGATGTGCGTACCATCACAAACCCACCGACCTCTGGCATATCAAAAGCGATGTACTCTGCCTTACCATATAGCCATCCAGCATCACCGTTTACGTTCTTGAACTCCACCCATATTGTATTGGGATGGTTGCCTCCTTTCACGTCTACCGATGTTTCATCGTTGATGCGTGTGACAAAGTAGTCAATGTGGTCGTAGATGTCGGTGTTGCGGTCTGACTTGGTACAGGAATACCCAATCGCCTCACAAGCCTCCACGAAGCGTTGTGCGGTGATGTCACCTACCTGATTGGAGTATTGCCTGCGCTCTTTACTGACCATAGGCGTTGTATAAAGCCTCAAGCTCTTGCAACCTACCACGCATACAACTGCCGCACGAAGTGGGCTGCACCTTGTCGTTGAATACTCGGTTGTAGATTTTATTCAGTTCAACCTGCTCAAACGCAGTTACCACATTGCGGCCTTTCATCTTACCGATGAACTCGTACTCGGTTTGCGTCAAGCATTCAGGCTTGCGGTAACGGAAGATTTTGTTGAGCTTCTCCTTGCGGGCATCGCATCCGCAGTCAATGCCTGTTGCTTCGCTGAACCAATCTACGGCAGCCTTGATGCCTGTGGCGGTGGTTATGGCCTCAATGGTATCGCCAAGACCTTCACTCCTCTTTGGCTTCCTTCCACGCTTGGTAGGTGTCGTTGCAATCGGTTTGGATTCGTTCTCTTGCATTTTTTAGGGTATTAAAGATTGAACGTGCTGAAATTTTTGTTTTGTCTGCGAGCGTTCTGATGCTCATATCGGTGTTGTGGTACAGGTCAAATATCTTTCGGTCGTACCAATGCCAATCGGATGCCTGCTCCCATATCTCATCATAGAGAGCAACCATCTGGGTTTCGGCTTCTTCGTTGGCCTCCTCAAAGATTAGCTCATCTTCTAATTGGCTTACATCTACGAACTCAATGCGGCTCTTTGCCTTCATCAAGGTTGCGTACATATTGCGAAGAGTAACGTACACGAAGAAGGTATTGACCTCCTTCTCGTTGTACATTATTTTCTCAGGCTCTCCCACATATTTGTACAGGCGAACGTACATCTCTTGGACTATGTCGTTGGCAAGGTCTTGGTCTGCGCCAAAACTCTTGACCATCCGAATCCAATCGGTGTGTCGTTCAGCAAGTACGTTTAGGAGTTCCAAGATATTTCAAGCATAAATATGCCGAGTGCTACCTGAACCTGTTGGATTGTTTCTTCTTCGTCAAGGTATTCGGTCTTTGACCAGTTAACACCAAGAACCAAGCCGTAGATAGGGTAGAAGCCTACGTTAAAATTCATCAAATGTCTTTTTCAGGGTTAAATATAGTTCTTTATACTTAATTAACTCGGTTACAATTTCGTTAAGCCTTTTGATTTCATCCTCAAGTGACTTGATATCTACCGCATCCAACACATCAATCGGGTACTCATCTCGTATCTCGCAGGCTACTTTATATGCCCATCGGTAGTCTTTGTAATTGAGTCTTGATTTGTGTTCCTTCTGGGCGTGGACTACGGATGAGTGGTCACGGTCAATGATGCTACCAAGTTCCATTAGGGTAGCCTTGTGTCGGTATGCGTTGATGAATGCGCCTCTTGCGAGCGTGTATTCCCTTTTGCGTGTGTCCTTGTCATCAAGACCCAGACGTGTCATCAAAGCAATCTTTGCTCGCTTGAGTTGTTGTAGTTCAAAGGCTCTCATTTGCATTTGCAGAGTGTTGCTCTGCCCTCTTTAGTGGTTTCTATTATTTTGGTGATTGGTACTTCAAAGTGCTTGTGGTCGGATAGCCTCTTGAATTTAAAGAAGCTGCACCACTCCACAAGTTTATCCTCCCAATCTTGGATGATTTGGTAGTCCAAGCAGATGTAGTCAACGCCATCCACACGGAAGCATTCGTACTGCTGAAACGGAGAAAATATCTGCTTCATAGATTGTCCTCAATAATCCGTTGCAGGCGTTCTATCTCCATAATCATCTCCTCGTTATTGACTCGCAGTTGTGCGTTGGCGAGCATCACCTCGTTGAGTTTGCGGTTGGCGAACAATCGGTAGTCAATAAACTGCTGAAGGAGTTGGTCTGCGTTGTGGCAGTTCATCACGTGGTCAAGGAGTTCATCTTGCACTTCCCTTCCGTTGGATTTGTCTGCTGCTTGATGGGCAAGCCATATCGCAGTACCAGATAGCATCAGTTGCTTCTCCCTGATGTACAGGTCGTGGAGTTCTTCAGAAGGGTACATCATCGGGGCTTATTAGTTCAACAGGCTCATCTCTCTTTTGAGTCAACAAATTACGCCCATTTATTTTGAATCCTACGTTTCCAATCATTGACTGAAGAACAAGAGGCGTATCAAGCGGAGTTACCCTACCGCCCGTTTCCATCTCCTTGACCTTGCGTACGTGGATGTGGGTGTATACCCAATCCGTTTCGTGCTGCGAATATCGGTGGATTATGACTACCGCATCGGCACGGTTACCCCACTTGCCGCCTCCTTCAATATCCGAAGTCATCGGAGGCATCGGCATCCCCTCGTATGGGTGGCCTTTGTAGTGTGTTCTACGCATCGCCTCCGTAACGGGGTGGGTGTTTACAATCGTGGTCACGTTGTTCTTGTGGGCGTATACCCGAATGGCACTTGCCACCTCGTAGTGGTATTCGTGCATCCCTGTTTTGCCTAACTTCTTTTGGTCGGTTGTTAGCGAGTTGTACGGGTCAATGAGCGCACCTGTGTAGTCCCACTCGTTCTTGATGGATTCCATTACGTCAATCAAATCAAAGGCATTGAATAGCCTGTTGCCATCAATGAATTGGAAGTACTCGTTTATCCAGTCCAGCTTGCGGAACATAGTCAGCTCATCAATTCCTTGTATGGGTTTGCACACCATAAACTCAATGAGCTTGCGCTTGAGAGATGCAACCTCGTTCTCTGCGGAGTAGATAAGCCACTTCTTGCCCATATTGTAGGACTGAAGAAGCATCAGGTACATCAGCGTGTGGGTCTTTCCCACGTTGGCGTGTCCTGTGACTACGATGAACTCGCCATCCTTGAAGCGAACGTACTCATCAAGTTCGTAGACACCGAGCTTGCCTGTGTCAAAGTATTTGCCCTTCAACGCCCTTTGAAGGTAGGGAAGCGAGGCTTCGTTTGGTAGTAAGTCGGGATGTTTCATATTCTGATTGGTGATGCTAATATACAAACTCTATCCAAATAAAAAAGCCTCCCGAAGGAGGCTCTTACGCAACGTCCGAAGAAACCAATCAGAACGGACTATCGTTGCGTGAAGCAAAATACTCTTGGTGAGTGGCGGTAGATTGGTTACCATTCATCCACTCATTGAATGTTGCTGCGTTAGCCAAGATGGTATTGACATCGTGTCCTGCTGCACAGGCGTATTCTACCGCAGCCTTCAAAGCTACTTGGCGGATAATGGAGGCGGAGCGGTCATCACCTGACACTTTTGAAGTATTGGCGAAGCTGCCTCCAGAGCCTCCACTAAATCCAAACGGCTTGCTGATTTTGATAGTACCCTTTTCGTTTTTGGTGTAGTCCACCTCATCGCCTACGGCATAAGATGGGGTTGGTGATTTGGCGAATGCCGTTCCGAAGTCTCCGTTATCAAAGCGGAGCTCCAACTTGAACAGGTCTTGCCATTGCCCCTTCGGGGTGATGCTTACAATTTTAGCCATTGTCTTGATTGGTTTTAAATGAATAGATGTGATTGCTGCTCCAATACTTCAACCTTCGCTTGTAGCTCGGTTACCTTTTCTTGGAGTGCTTTGATTTGCGCCTGTTGAACTTGCAGGGCTTGGGTGTAGGTTTCTTGAGATAGTGATAGTGTCATTACGATTGGTTTTTAGTTTGACACTACAAAAATAAATCAAAAATTCTGATTTACCAAAAGTCCAGTAAAAGTTATTTCTGCGGTGTCTGGGTATATGTCTGGGTCGTGTTCCATCTTGAGCTTGCGCACGTAGGCCTTTGAGTCATCCTTTACGCCTCCCCATTTGCGGAATGCGTCAAGCGCAAACTTCACCGCCATAATAGAATTGTCTATGTCGTAGCGGTAGTTGACCTTGCAGGTGATGTAGACGTGCTGAATGGGTACGCAGTCGTATTCTTCAAGCTGCGCCATTACCTCTGCGGTATGTTTGTCTTTGGCCTTTGCACGTACTGTCCAATGCTTTGAGGCGTAGAACATATTGAGGCTTGGGACTTTGCCCACGACCACGTGGTAGGACTTTAGTTGTCCTGTTGCAGGAAACCACATTGGATGGCGAAGTGGTAGTCAATCTTGGCTATCTCTGCGAGTAGCTCTTGCTCTTTGTATTTCGCCTCTTGGCGAGCCTTGTAGGTTGAGTCGCAGTTAGCGAACAGGGAAGCACACTCCTCAAGGATAAAGTCAATCTTTCTGCGTTTGGCAGGGTTAGTATAGTACTGCATACTTGACATTGATTGTTTCGCTTGTTGTGCTAACTCCTGATTGCTCATCGTTTATCTCTTGTTTTCTTTGGCGGTCTAATTCAAACTCAAGATGCGCAATGGCCTTCTTGATGTCTTGGGTGATGGGGTTGTTTGGCTTCTTACCTGCTCGCATCAGGTAGGTGAGTGCCGTACCTAAATTGTAGTTGTCAGGTTGGAAGTCCATCACCACATCCTTCGCCTCTATGCCGAGTGTTTTCCCGATGTAGTACGTTGGTGTCTTGCTCATTGGTTTCCGATTTGCTCAAAGGTAAGTCATCCCAATACAAGAAAATATAGTCGTTCACTGTTTAGAATGATTAAAAATTAGCATAATCTATGCATAGGTACTTGCGTATGTCAAGATTATTTTGTTTTTTTTACAAGTTACTTGACTTATATAGTTAAACTATAAGTTTACTAACTTATCAAGTAAGTCAACTTGACCAAGTACTTGAAAGAAAAAGAAACTAAACAAAGAAAAAGAAGGGAATTTGCGATTTGCGGGACTTTTATATGCTTAACCATGCAATCACCCTACTTTGGGTAGAAAGTATGTCTAACGGCATATAATAGTCCTTAAACGGCCTATTCGGTCAGTTTGTCAATCCACCGCTTGATGAGGTAGGCAAACGTCAAGATGAACGCCAATGCTCCGATGTACATATCAAAGTTCCACTTCTTGACCTTCGGCTCTTGCTTGGTTAGCACTTTCGTTTGCGTCACACGGATTGTATCAGGCTCACAAGCAGCCTCAACCACGACCTTTCGGTCTATGTACTTGAGCTGAAGGCGTACCTTGTCTTGGTAGATGGTCGTGTCCTTTAGCACCTCCAATGTGTCCAACAGGTACTTTGTTTCGGTTACAATCACCGTGTCCTT